CTATCAGGCCCATATTTTCGGTAGGGCGGGAGATGGCATTAGCAATCACAACACCCACTTAACTGCCTTAGTGAGCTGGTGGGGCTGGGATTTCCAGCATCCATAAATATTTCATCCGCGAGATGCGCGACGGGGGAGAGAGCTTGTGTGATCCTTTTCGCCAGAATGGTGTCTATGGCATAGGAATAATGACTATATTGAGTAACACCTATCCTCTTCACGCGTCAGGCTCAGATCCTGTATAAGAGGCTTCCCAACACGTTAAAAGGCTAGCGATCGCTCATTCAAGGCGCTCACGGAAATGAAGAAACGCAAATCACCTTCGCTGATTCCCCTCGATCTCGACTCGTTGGGCTCTGTACTGGAAATTTTTCCAGACACGGATCTCATACATGAGATTGACCGTTACCTCGTTATTGTTGATGAGGTGGCGCACGTGTATCCGCCGACACATGAGGCTCGTAGGGAATACGCTGAGTGGCTGAAGCTCAGCGATGAGGAGATCTCGCATATTCGGCCCAAGTCGTATGGGTATACCGCTTCATGGCCTAAAAATGCGATCTGCATGTCCGCTGATAGCCATGCTTTAGCGAGTGACTGGAAAAAGGTAGGGCATGTCGTTTCAGACGCCTATGACGAGGTTGTTCGAGAGCTTGGTCAGAGGATGAAACGTAAAAAGGATCAGGAAGCACTCAAGCATGGCTGATGAAAAAAATGGGACTGAAGGTGGAGATCACGAGTCGTACGAATTGAGAGCTGAGGTTAGCCAAGCTCTTGAAACTCTAGAAGAGGATGAGGGGCCTTCAGACGCGATTCAGCACCTGCTTCAGACACCTCAAGGTAAGGCTGCAATACAGAAGATTCTGGTTACTGCGATTGCAGTTCATGAGGAGAGACATTCTGGCCCGCTACCTCCACCTCGTCAGCTAATCGAGTATGACAAAGCTGTTCCCGGAGGTGCGGAGCGAATTTTCCAAATGGCCGAGCGTGAGCAAGCGCACCGCCATGAGATACAGCGTAGTGAGGCCCAACTACGTCAGGCGACGATCCAGCATATAAAAAGCCGGGAAACCCGGGGCCAACATTATGGCGCTGCCTTAGCATTTGGCGTGTTGGCGCTTGGAGCCGTGATGGTTTTTCTGGGGCACGTAAACATAGCCGCAGGGTTGGTAGGGTCAACGATGGTCGCAATCGCGAGCGTCTTCGTGATCCGACAACGACAGAAAAAAACAAAGCCGCTACCAGTTAATGATGACGACTCAAGCGAAAAAGAATGAGCTAAGCCCGGCCCTCTAGCCGGGCTTTTTCATATTTCGGCCTCCAAATCCCGCCACCCAATCCACCGGTCAGACCGCAACGTATCGTTGAGCTGGTTGAACAGTTGGCAGATGGGCCGTATCTCGTTGCTGGTGTAGACACGATCAATCTTTTCGATGTCACCAAACCCCGCGCTGTTTTCCGGGATGATCCCGGCCAGTGCCGGGTTCATCCGCCAAGCGGCAATCACGTCGTTGCGGGTGATGTTCTTCACCTTTTCCAGCTCGTCTTTGGCCTGGAAGTCCCCCACGGGAATGATCTGGATGGCGTCCTTCGCACCGCCTGGGATATTGACGAACATCGAACGGAAGTTACCCACACCTTTGCTGGCGGTGATCTGGGCCTTCAACTCGTCCTCGTCGTCTTCGCTCAGGTTCGGGTCGTTGGTGTAGAAGATGTACCCCGCATGGGCACCGTTGCTGTAGTAGCGGCGACGGAACAGGGTTGCTGCCTCGTTGAGCAGCAGCGCCTGCATGCCGCCCAGGTAGTCGGGGACGCCGTAGATATTTTGTTCCACGTCGTAGTTCATGACGTGCTCGATCTCGTCCTGGTCGAACTCCACTTCTTTGCCGTCCGGCAGCAGCATCACAAAACCACCATCCACCTTGACCCGCATGTTGATCGTCGGCAGGTGCTCCATCTCTAGCACCTGGCCGAAGGCGTTGCGGTTGCGTAGGAAATACGCCTCTCCGAACACCATAAAGTCGAGCCCGGCACGGCTCATGGTCGCGATCGAGCAGCCATCTGAGGGGATGAACTCACGCAGCAGCAGGTTGCGCTTGAACCCGGGAATGGCGCCGTGGTGTGCGTTGGCGCGCAGCAGTTTGGCCAGCCCCTGGCGCGACACCGGCGGCGTGTAGATCCGACCGTCGTGCGTGGCGAACACGCCCAGGTATTGCCCGATGTTTTCGCTCAGTACCTGTTCCGGAGCGCCGAATGAAAACATCCGCGCTCGCCCGGGGGCTGCGGTTTCCGGTGTTTGCTGTCGTTTTTTTCGCGCCATCGTTTGCTGATCCAGTCATTGAGTAGCGGCTACGCCGCTGCTTGTTGGTGTTGAGGGGTTCATGGGCCAGGGCGTGCATGATTGCCCAAGCGATATCGGCGTGGCCCGAGGCGTCTGTACGCGACGCGCTGTAGGTGACTTGGCCACCGCCCGTGGTGCCGCGCTTGATCGTCAGGAAGGCCTGAGCGATATCGTTCCAGCCGGCGTCCCATTCGATGCGACTGCCCTGAATCGTGTCCTGGGCCTTGAGGACCAAGGTGTTTTTTGTTTCCAGGCTGTAGTGGATCGAGGTCGCTCGCGGGTAGAAGTCGCGCACCAGGTCGAACACGCCGTAACCGATGCCGGTGGTATCGATGCCGATGTGTTGCACGTTGAAACGCTCAGTAAGTTTCTTGACCTGCTCGGCCTGGTACTTGAACGACTGCCCACGCCAGCTGTGCTTTTCCAGAATCCTGAACTTGGCACCAGGTTCCAGCGGCGGGGCAACGACCACGCAACTGGCGTCGTCGCGGGTACGGCTGGGGTCGTAGCCGATCCACACGGGGCTGTTGCCGAAGGGGCGCGGATCGTCGGGCTCATAATCGGTCCACAACGCCAGGTCGGAGTAGCAGCGTTCCAGATCGGGCAGGGAAAAGGCGCTCTGCGTGCTGTCGATAAACTTGCACATGAACAACTGTTCAAATTTGTCGCCGTCAAACTCCAGCCGCAGTTGCTCCAGGTCGAACCGATCGCAGCCGCCGGCGATCGCGTCCAGGATGGTAATGACCTGGCGCCATTGGCCGTCCGGGCACCGGGCACCAGCGGCAATCTGTTTCTCGCTAGGCCATGGGTCTTTGGCGCTTTTGTGTTTGCCGTTGCGAAACTTTTCGCCGGACCAGAACGGGTAGGCCTGGTGCGACACCGCGCTCGGGGTTGAAAAGTAGGTCTTGCGCCACTTCTTGTGGGTCGCCATGGCACTGGCCACGGTGTTCAGTTTTTCGAAGTCGCGAATCCAGAAATATTCGTCGATGTAGACGTGACCATGGTGACCCTGGGCGGTGCTGCTGTTGGTGCTGAGAAAACGCAGCTCGGCCCATGGCTTGCCGTCTTTGCTCAACACAATCGGGTTGCCGGTCAGCTCCAGGCCGAACCACTCTTGTGCGAACGCGATGATGTAACTGCGGAAAATCTCGGACTGGGCACGGCTGGCCGACAGGAAAATCTGATTGTCACCGGTGAGCACCGCGTCCATGAACGCTTCGCCGGCGAAGTAGTACGTCAGGCCCACCTGGCGACTCTTGAGGATGTTCCGAATTCGGCAAGTCAGCGGGTTCTGTTTGGCCGCGAACAGATCCTTTTGGTAGCCGTACATCTTGCTGATGAACTTGTCGAGGAAGTCCACTTCGGTCAGTTCACTGACGTCGTTTTTTACTTTCTTCTCGCGTTTCTTGCCGCCCTTGTCGCCTCGCTCCCGGCGTTCGCCGCGCTGTCCCTGCCGCTCTCCCGGGTTGTCCGCATGTGCTTCGTTGATCGTTGCCGGCAACGGTTTGGCGGACTGCTTTAACAGCCGATCGCGAACGGTCGTGAGTCGGTCCAGTTCGTCCAGCTCGCCTTTGGTCAGGGTGGCCGCTTTCTCCAGGATCAGGGTGATTCGCCGACCAACCGCCGTCAGCGGTTCCTCGTCCGACAGCATCTCGTCCCAGCCGCCCTTAGCGATCCAGTAATAAACGATTCGGATGTTCGGCAGCTTGAGTTGTGCCTGAATCTCTCGCGGCTTGCAGCGGCGCAGATAGAGACGTTTAGCGGCTTCTTTGACTTCGATTGAATAGAGCATGAGCCGCAGTTTATGCGGCGAAAACATGTAAAACGCGAGGTTAAATTCCGCCATCCTCCTAGATCGTGAAAATAGGAGGAGCGCAAAAGCAAAGCGTTTGTTTGGGCGCTGTCGGCTCCCTATCGTGGCGGCTCAAACCACCGACTGAGCGCAGTTAACGCCCATGCCCCGTTCCCTTGTTTCGTTATGGAAACGTGTCGCCACCAGCGGCACCACCGCCGATGGTCGCGAGATCCTTCCCCAGGAACTGCGTGATGCCGCCGAGACCTACAAACCGTCGAAGTACACGGCCGTTATCTGGAGCGAACACGAACGCTGGATGGGCTCCCACGGCACCGTCTACGCCGTGCGCTTGGTTGAAGAGGGCGAAGATCTAGAGCCGGGCCAAATCGCCCTGGAGGCGCAGCTCAAGCCCAATGACAAGTTGCTGTCGCTGAACGACCAGGGCGAAAAGCTGTTCACCAGCATAGAGATCACCCCGAACTTCGCGAACACCGGCAAAGCCTACCTGACCGGTCTGGCCGTCACCGACTCCCCGGCCAGCCTGGGCACCCAGGAACTCTACTTTTCCCACAAGACCAGTAAGGCCGCGTACTTCGCCGCCTCGGTCGAGCTTGGCCCCCTGATGGACGCTGAGCCCAAAGGCGAGCTGGGCAAGTTGACTGCACTGGTCACGAGCTTGTTCAAGCGCTTCGGCCTCGAAGAACCCCCAGCAACCCCGAAACCCCAAACAGAGAGCAAACCCCCAATGGATGAAGCTACAGCCAAAGCGCTGGCGGCACTGGTCGAACAGTTGCTGCTCGTCACTGCCGGCATTCAAACCTTGATTGAGCCTGTGACCACTGACGTAGTGGTTGAGCAGGAACCCATCGACAACGTCGAAACCTCCGTTCAGGACATTCTCGACACCGCCGAAGCAGAGCGCGAATTCTCCCGCCGCCGCAAGGGTGTCTCCACCACCACGGCGTTGGCCACGGCCATTGCCAACCTGGACAAGAAATTCAACACGCTGCTGGAAACTCCGAAAGGCCGTCAGGTTCCGCGCACCACTGGCGCGACTCACAGCCAAAAGCGGAGAACCTTGTAAATGGGTGCCTCACTTAGCAGTAACGCCCAGGAACAGTTCGCCCTCATGCAGGACGACCTGGCGGAGACGTACAACGTCCAGGACGCGTCCCGCCAGTTCGCTGTCGAGCCGAGCATTGCCCAGGAACTGAACGAAAAAATCACCGAGAAATCCGACTTTTTGAGTCGCATTAACGTGGTGCCGGTCAGCGAAATCAAAGGCCAAAAAGTGATGCTTGGCGTGAACGGTCCTGTATCCAGCCGAACCAACACCAAGACCACCGACCGCGAAGCGAAGGATTTCAGCGATGTGTCCGGCGAGGACTATGAGCTGTTCCACACCGAATCCGACGTAGGCTTGCCGTTTGCCAAAATCGACAGTTGGGCCAAGTTCCCCGACTTTGCCGATCGTTACAGCGCGGCGGTGCAAAAGCAGATTGCCCTGGACCGCATCATGATCGGCTGGCACGGCACCCATGCGGCGCCACAGACCGACATCGTCGCGCACCCAATGCTGGAAGACGTGAACAAGGGCTGGCTGCAACTCGCTCGCGAGCAGATCCCGGCCCAGGTACTCAAGGAAGGGAAGACCGCCGGCAAGATCACCCTCGGCGAGGGCGGCGACTACGCCAACCTTGACGCTCTGGTGCACGACGTCAAACAGATGATTGACCCGGTATTTCGTGATGCGGGCGACCTGATCGCGATCATCGGCAGCGATCTGTTGGCCAGCGACAAGGGCAAGCTGTACGCCAAGCAGGGCGACACCCCAACCGAGAAAGAGCGCATTGAAGGCGCCCAGGTGATTGCGACCTATGGCGGCTTGCCGTCCTTCCTGATCCCGCACTTTCCGGCCACCGGCGTGGTGGTCACCAGTTGGGACAACCTGTCGCTGTACTTCCAGGACAGCAGCTGGCGCCGTCACCTGATCGAAAACCCGAAACGCTCCCGCGTCGAAGATTACAACGGCCGCAATGAGGGCTACGTGATCGAGCAACTGGAGAAATTCGCGGCCATCGAAGCCGGCAATCTGGAGCTGCTGCCGTGAGCATCGCCCTGGCCCACAAGCGGCGTGTTCTCGCGTTAGGTCCGGCGGCAGTGGCAACGGTCGAGCCTTACAGCTCCAGCACTGCCCTGGCCAGTCCAGCCAATGCGCAAAAGCACCTCAAGCTGATGGAAGGCGCGTTGGCGATCGATCTGGAACGGCTCAGCGAGATGAACAATCTCGCCAGCCGCCAGCAGCTCAAGCGTGACGAGCTGCTGCCCAAATACATGGACTACGTCGAGCGCTACCGCGATTCTGGGCTGAATCACCCGAACCTGGTGCTGATGCAGGTCATGGTCTGGCTGTTCGACACCGAGCAGTTCGAATTGGGCCTTGAAGTGGCGATGTTCGCCATCGAGCAAGGGCAACCGATGCCGGAGCGCTTCAAACGTGACATCCCAACCTTCGTTGGCGATGCGGTGATTGAGTGGGCCGAAAACGAGCAGAAGTGCGGGCGCAACCCCGAGCCGTATCTGAGCGACATGTTGCCCTTCGTGGACGGTGAATGGGATCTGACCGAACAGATCCCGGCCAAGTACCACAAGTTGATTGGTATCCGCGCCCTCGACGCCAAGGAATGGACGAAAGCCATCACCCACTTTGAACGTGCCACCGAATTGCACGCCGGCGCCGGTGTGGGCACGCGCCTGGAAGGCGCTCGCAAAGCGCTGGCAAAAGAACTGGCTACCAAAGTCTCCGAATAACCCGACTACCCCCCCGGCGAGAAACTGTGGATGTGAGCCAACCATTTATGGCCCTGACCCACTGAAACAGTTTTCCCGCCCCTATTTGAGTGGCCAGCAATGAGCTTTTCAGGCAAACCCACCATCTTTGTGGAGCAGACGATCGAGAACGACGGCTTTTGGCCGAACCTCTCCATAGCCGAGTTCCAGAAGGGTTACCGCCTGCCGGCGGAGTACCTGGTAGACATGCTGGTCACTGACTTGAACACCGCGATGATCGAGGTCAATCGCGACCTGGCCAAGCGCAAAGGTCAATGGCAGAACGTGGGTATCACCAGCGTGGAATCTGCGGACCCTATGGTGCTGCCGGAGCGCACATTTCACACAGCGACGTACAAACGCGCTGTGTACTGCCGCGCCAAGGCCAGCCTGCTGACCCAATTCGCCACCGTGACCCGTCGTGACAGCGCGGAAAACACCGGCAAAGAACTGCCCGAGCGTGGCGAAGCATTCCTGGAATTCAGCCAGCAGGCCGTTCGGTCATTGCAGGGCCGTGGCCGCATCACGGCGGCGCTGATATGACCAAGCTGCAAGCACTCACCCGCTACCTGTTGGACCGCCAACTGGTGGCCGCCGAGCAGCTGGATAGCTGGACCGAACAGGTCACCCTCGAACTGGTGTGGAAGCCCGACGTGGACGGCATGCACCTGGGCGACATGCGCTATCGCGCTGCAATTGTCCTGGAGCGCTTCGCCGACCATCCGGCACGGCTGATGGCCCTGATCGGCAGTTGGCTGGAAACCCACGATCCCGGCCGCGATCGCCACGAATTACCGGCGCCGCTGTTCGCCGTTGAACCGCTAGACAACGACCTGTTCGACGTGGAAATCACGCTGGAATTCGTCGAGCCGCAATACCTGGCCGAAGACCCTGCCGGCGAGATCCAGGCCTTCGGCAAGACCTGGGCATTTGTGCCGTTTGACCTGTGGGTCGCTGAACGCGGCGAGGTGGCCACCGATGGCCGGCCGTAGCACCTTCGAACTTGACGCACGCGGTTACCTGGGCGTGCGTGAGCAACTGGCATTGCTCAGCCTGCCGCCCCAACTGCGCCGACGCCTGCTGAACAACGTCACCAAACGTGTACGGACGATGAGCCGCAAGCGCGTGCGTGATCAGCAGAACCTGGACGGCTCGCCTTTCGAGGCGCGCAAGGGTTCGGCCAAGGGCAAGAAGAAGATGGAAGCCGGCCTGGCCAAGCTGATGGTGGTCACCCGAGTCAGTGCTGACGAAGCCGAACTGGGCTGGAAAAACGCGCTGACCCGCTGGGTCGCCACGCAGCAACACCATGGCGTCAGCGAGCGTCGTACCGCCGCACAAATGCGCCGCTGGAACAAAACATCAC